TTTGAGCAGGGCTTCCAGGGTATCGAAATGAAGCTGAACACCGTAGGCAGTTCCCGTGGTGACTATCCGTTTATCACGATGACCTTTGGTCTGGCTACGGATACCTTTGGCAAGATGGCCGCAAAGACCTTCCTGCGTGTACACCAGAATGGTCAGGGCAAGCCGGGACAGAAGAAGCCCGTCCTGTTCCCCAAACTGGTATTCCTCTATGACGAGAACCTTCACGGTGAGGGCTGTATCAATGAGGACGTGTACGAAGCTGGTATCCAGTGCAGCGCAAAGACCATGTACCCTGATTGGCTGTCCCTCACGGGTGACGGCTATGTAGCCAGTATGTACAAGAAGTACGGACGTGTGGTATCTCCTATGGGTTGCCGTGCGTTCCTCTCTCCCTGGTTTGAGCGTGGCGGTATGACCCCGGCTGACGAGGATGACAAGCCTGTGTTCGTAGGCCGCTTCAATGTGGGAGCCGTAAGCCTGCACCTGCCTATGATTTTGGCAAAGGCCAGACAGGAAAACCGGGACTTCTACGAAGTGCTTGACTACTACCTGGAAATGATTAGGGGTATCCACAAGAGAACCTATGACTATCTGGGCGAAATGAGAGCCAGTGTGAACCCTATCCAGTTCTGCGAAGGTGGACTGTACGGCGGTCACCTGAAACCGTCTGACAAAATCAAGCCCCTGTTGAAGCCTATGACTTCCTCTTTCGGTATCACTGCCCTTAATGAGTTGCAGGAACTGTACAACGGCAAGTCTATTGCAGAGGACGGAGCCTTTGCACTGGAAGTCATGGAGCATATCAATAAGCGTGTCGCAGAGTACAAGGCCGCTGACGGTTGGCTGTATGCTATCTACGGCACTCCCGCAGAAAGCCTTTGCGGTTTGCAGATTGAGCAGTTCCGCAAGAAGTACGGTATCATTGAGAACGTCAGTGACCGTCCCTATGTATCCAACTCTTTCCACTGCCATGTGACCGAAGAACTGACTCCCATTGAGAAGCAGGACTTGGAAGGACGCTTCTGGGATTTGTGCAACGGTGGCAAAATCCAGTATGTGCGCTATCCTATCGGCTACAACCTTGACGCTATCCGTACTCTGGTGCGCCGTGCTATGCAGAAGGGCTTCTATGAAGGTGTGAACCTCTCCCTGGCCTACTGCGAGGACTGCGGCTATGAGCAGCTTGAAATGGACGTTTGCCCGAAGTGCGGGTCTACCAATCTCACAAAGATTGACCGCATGAACGGCTATCTGTCCTACAGCAGAGTTCACGGCGATACCCGTTTGAACGCTGCGAAGATGGCTGAAATTGCGGAACGGAAGTCCATGTGATGTATCAGAACTTAGCCAATGCCGTTGTGAAGCAGGCGGCGCAGGACTATTTTGACTTACTGGCGGGGTTTACCCCCCCCCAGTAGGGATAGCAACATTCAGGAGTTGGAGAAGTTCTTTCATTCAGAGTGGTATCGGACTCTGACTGATATGAACGCTGACTACCTGATGACCCGTTTGAAGGAGGAAGCCGCAAAGATGGCACTTGAATATACCGTTGCAAAAGAAAAGGGCAGTAGTCAGTACTATGTGTGCCGTGTGGGTGATGAAAAGACCCCGCTGACCCGCAAGTACACTACGAAGAAGAAAGCCCTCCACAAGGCCGCTGAAATGCAGGGTCTTGAATACAAACTCTATATGAAAATCCGCAGAAGGGACGGTGCAGATAACAATGATAACGATTGAGAAAACTGAAACCTACGGCTGGGAAGCCGCAGTCCGGGGCATGAGAAACCCGAAGAACTCTTGGGATAAGAGTGACAGCACATTTCTCCCTGTGTATACCCCTCCCGCAGACTATGTTCCCGAAATCGGTGAGAATGACCTTGCCTTGATGAAAACCCTGGCCGCTGCCGGGACTGACCACGGGAAGTTCCTGCGGATGATTACCGTCACCGTTGACCTGACTGCCCCGTTTTACTGGTGGAAGGAGTTCGACACCTACAAGGTTGGAACCGTGGCTGACTCCTGTTCCACCATGCACAAAATCCATGCGAAGGAGTTCACCCTTGATGACTTTTCCCATGAACACCTGATTGACAGTGCTGTTGGTCTACTGTTGCAGACCATTGACGCACTCAATGACGCACGGGAAATCTTTGTGAACTATGATAACTACCCTCTGTCCTCCCTTGACCCGCAGATTACTTGCAGGAAGGACGTATGGTGGCAACTCATTCAGCTTCTGCCGTCCAGCTACAATCAGAAGCGCACGGTTCAGGTGAACTATCAGGTCTTGAAGAATATGTACCATGCCCGAAAGAACCACAAGCTGGACGAGTGGCACACTCTTTGCGAGTGGATTGAAGGGCTTCCGTACAGTGAACTCATTACAGGATAAGGAGGATACAGAGGGATGGACTATTCCAGAATACCGCAAGAACTTAAACAATTAAATCAATGGGTGTGTGCCTGGGACAGTTCCAAAATCCCCATGAAATCCTTTGAGCGTAAGGCTGCGTCCTCTATCGACTCTGACACTTGGGGAACTTTTGACCAGGCAGAAAGAGCCGTAGAGGACGGCCACTATGACCATCTTGGGTTCGTATTCGCTGACAATGGTATCGTGGGTATTGATATTGACACAGGATTTGAGGACGGTCTTATGACCCCTCTCTGTGCGGATATTATGAAAGCCTGCGGTTCCTACACGGAGAAGTCCCGCAGTGGACGTGGCGTTCACATTCTGCTGCGGGGCAACCTCCCCTTTGCAGGGCGAAACAACCTGAAAGGTGTGGAGATTTACAAGGCCAGAAGGTTCTTCATTATGACGGGCAAGGTACTTATCTTCCCTGAAATCATAGAGAACCAGGAAGCCATTGATTACGTAGTCCAGAAGTATTTCCCCGAAGCGGAACGCACAAGCGGAAATAAACTGGTGCAGAAGATATACTCCCCGGAGTTCCGTAAACCCGAAGGTACTACGGTCTACGTCAGACCTGACTATCCAGAAATCGTGTCCGGGGGACGTAATCTGTCCCTGACCTCCCTTGCGGGAGCCATGTGGAACACAGGTTACACGAAGCAGCAGATTTATACGGAACTCTGCTATGTCAATCAGAACTGTTGCAAGCCCCCTCTCCCTGAACGGGAAGTACAGACGATTTGTGACAGTGTAGCTAAATACAGGAGGTAAGCATGAACGGATTTGATTTATGCGAAGGGTGTAAAATCCCGGAAATCGCTGCACAGAAAGACCCTTTTGAGAGTGAAGATTACTTCTCTTGTTCGGACTGCGCTTGTCACGGCTGCGAACATTTACACAACTGCATGGGTCAATGTGAAAAGAGTAGTGAGGTGTAAACTATGCTGGCTATCATTCAGGTCGGACACGTAGAAGCGTCTGACCGATATATCCGAAACAAAGTCAAGGCCGTGGAGCAAGCCGGGATGACCGCAGAAGTCATCAACCTCCCAGAAGATTGTGACACACTGGACGTGCTGGACGCTATCTGGGAAGTGGACAACCGTGTGGACTGCAAGGCTATCATGGTGCAGCTTCCCCTTCCTGACCGTATCGACAAGGAAATGGTTCTGCGGTATATCCCGTGGCAGAAGGACATTGACGGTCTGAACCCTGACGGTAGACTGGTTCCGCTGACTCCCAGTGCTATCATGCGCTGGCTGAATGAGGAGCAGAAGATTGACCTTGCAGGTAAGCGTGTCACCATCCTTGGACGGTCTGACCTGGTAGGGAAACCGCTGGCCGTGCTGATGATTGACGCAGGGGCTACGGTCACCGTCTGCAATAGCAAGACCGAAGAATGGCAAAGACGGCAACTCTGCTATACCGCTGACATTATCGTGTCTGCGGTTGGGAAACCAGGCGTGGTTCCGTATGATTACGTCAACACCCATACACCCAAAATCGTCATTGACGTAGGTATCAACCGTGACGCAGAAGGAAAGCTGTGCGGTGATGTGTCACCCTGGGCAAAGGCCACGGTTGAACAGAACGGCGGTATCTGTACTCCCGTTCCCGGTGGCGTGGGCAAGTGGACGGTTGCGGAACTGGTTCACAGATTGAGAGTAATGGAGGGATAACATGGAAACTTTGAAGGTACTCTTTCCCGCACTCATGGTGATTGGTGCGCTGGGAAGTCTGATTGTGAATATCGTCAGCAAGGGTGACAACCCCACAAGCCTACAGTGGATTGGTGCGTGTCTGTTGTACACTGCCCTCATGCTGCGGAACAGGGGGTAGTCACTATGGCAAGAACGCTGTATCTCAATAACGGTTCCACGGAGTATATCTTTGCCGGGGAAACCGAACAGGATAAGCTACAGAAGATTATCCGTGAACACCTTGGCCGTGACTGCGAAGAACTCTATGAGGAAGTCATTCACCCTGAACTGGATGGAGATGACTGGGAGAAAATCGCTGACGGCTATCACAATCTGCTGGTCGATACCCTCAATTCCCTTGCAGAAGCCTTGGCGAAACCCCGCCTTGACCGCAAAAAGATTGAGCGTATCCACAATCACCTGAACCATAATGTGTAAGGAGGGCTAAACTATGGAAGAACTGAAACCCTGCCCCTTCTGTGGTGGACAGGCTACACTATTTGTGTCAGAGGATGGCGGTGGAGTCCGTGTATTATGTCTGAAATGCAGAGCGCGAAGTAAGTCTTGCGTGGACACGCTGTCCTATCAGAAACCTACCCATGCAGTTCAGAGTGTGATTGACGCATGAAATAAGAGAGTGTGACCGCTATGCCATATCAACAGAAACACCCGTACCTTGCGTCCATCTGGTACATTATCAGGTTCAAGCTGCGTGAGGTCAGGCAGAAGTTATGCAGACATAGGTTCCATCCTATGAACACCCGTGTTATTTGTGATGGCAAAGGCCGGGTGTATATCACGGAAACCTGCGAGAAGTGCGGAAAGCGTTTCACTTTCTCCACTACAGAAAGAGCGTTGGGTATTCCAGAAAGGAGGTAAAGAGGGAATGACAGATGAATTGTTCCAACTCTCAAACGGACGGTATATCACGTCAGAAGAAATCAGCGAGAAGATGTTCTACATTAAGAGCGTCCACCCGGAACTGCCCTATCAGGAGGACAGCACTGGGTATAGCTGGGACGAAGCGGGTATGGCTGACCTGTTTGCGGAGTGCTACAAGAAAGACACCCGCTACTGCCCAGAAGCTAAATCCTGGTTCACCTATGAGGGTGGCCGCTGGCAGAAGGACGTTAGTTCGTTGCTGGTCAGCACGAAGATAAAAGAGTTTGTGCGCCTGATGGCTTTGTACTGCGGTGAGATTGGTGACGAAGAAAAGCGCAAGCAGTATATGTCATTCGTTGCGAAGATGGGTGACAGAAGGTTCCGTGACAGACTGATGAAGGACGCTGCGGATAACCTGCGAATTGAAGCCCGTGAGTTTGACACTCACCCGTTCCTTGTGAACTGCCTGAACGGAACCTATGACTTAGAGTCTATGACTTTCCGTGAACATAAATGGGATGACTTTCTCACCATGCAGACCAACTTTGAATACAGCTTACAGGACGTGCGCTGTGAACGCTGGGAGAAGTTCATCACAGAAGTCACCCAGGAGAACAAGGACAAGGCAGAGTATTTGCAGAGGGCTTTGGGGTATTCCATTCTGGGAACCAGCAAAGAAGAATGTATGTTCATCCTCCACGGCAAGACTACCAGAAACGGAAAGTCCACGCTGCTTGACGCTATCCAGCACCTGTTAGGTGACTACTCTACCGTTGCCCCGGTTGAACTTATCTGCCGTGCAGAAAGGCAGAAGAACGCAGAAGCACCTTCCTCTGTCTTGGCGAAGCTAAAGGGCAGAAGGTTTGTGACCATGAGTGAGTCCGACACGGCGGGTAAACTGGATGAAGCTGTGATAAAGCAGTACACAGGTGGTGAGGACATTACTGCCCGTGAACTGTATCAGTCATCTATCACCTACAAGCCGCAGTTTACCATGTGGCTGTCCTGTAATGACCTGCCGTCAGTCCGTGACAAGAGCCTGTTTGCGTCTGACCGTGTGCGAGTGATTGAGTTCAACCGTCACTTCACAGACGAGGAGCAGGACAAAGGACTGAAAGACTTCTTTGAAAGCCCAGAAGCCATGAAGGGTATCTTTACATGGTTAGTGGCTGGCTACTTCAAGTACAGAAGGTTTGGTTTGAAAATGCCTACCGAAATGCAGAAGGTCATCAAGGCTTATGAGAAAGACAATGACCTTGTGTTGCAGTTCTTGGAGGAGAAGTGTGAGCGCAAAGAAGAAAGCACCCGTGCAAAGACTCTCTATGACGCATACAAAATCTGGTGCAAGAGCAACGGATATTACACGTGCAGCATGAAGAAGTTCAATGCAGAAGTGACCGCACACCCGGAATGGTACGATGAAAAAGGCGTGACAAGTGGCGTGGCCGTGTTCCGTGGCGTTGGTTTGAAGGTAAATTGAGTAGGGTTAGTAGGGTAAATCAGCTTTTTCCCTATAATTTCTCTTAGTACGCGCGTACTATAGAAAAGTTATAGTAAAATTCGATTTTACCCTACTTGCCCTACTGGGAATGACAGAAAGGAGTTGTCTACGATGAAAAACGAAAGCTACGTAGAAAGGTATCACAGAGAACAGAAGGAAAAGGCAGAAAGGGCGCAGAAGAAGCCCCAGAAGGGAAAGGCGGTGAAGAAGGATGGCCAGAACACAAGGAGCGAAAGACCTGACACCCAGGAAGAAAGCAGAACTGGGCAGTAAGCCGTCTGACAGTTCTCCCGTCATCCGGGACAATAACCCTGATTTGCCTATGGGCTACAATACCAGAAGGATACAGTTCATGCAGGCTATTCTTCCTACAGAACCCCTTGACATTAACGATGTGGAGGAAATGGAGAGAAGGTTTGCACGGTATCTTGAATTGTGTGCCTTGTGGGATATGAAGGTAGGCAATATGGCTGCGTATGCTGCTATTGGTATTGACAAGTCACAGGCTTTTGAATGGGTCAATAGGGTTTTAGGGAACCCAGAGCGTACCAACTTCATAAAAAAAGTGCAGAAGGTTTGCGCCATGTATCGTGAAGGACTCATGGAGGATGGCAAGGTCAACCCTGTTACTGGTATCTTCTGGCAGAAGAACTATGACGGCATGAAAGACCAGCAGGAAGTTGTCTTGACTCCTAACACAAACCCCCTGGGAGAGCAGAAGGACGCAGAAGCACTCAAACAGAAGTATCTTGAAAATACCTATGGAGTCACAGAAGGACTTCCAGAAGGTACAGAAGGAACTTTTGCAGAAAGCCCAGAAAGCGCAGAAGGGGCAGAAAGCCCCCAGGACTAACCATACACAAAACAACCCCGGCACGGCCTACGGGCTGCGCTGGGGTTTCTTTATGCCCTGCGGGGCTGTAGCTGGCCTGCTGCCGTGGGCGGGACTCTGTACCCCTGCGCCCGTCCTGGGCGGCTGTGGGCGTTTCTGGGCATAATAAAAGCCCCGGCATTTAACCGGGGCTGTAGGCTTTACAGCGTCCACCGTGGGCGGCTGTGGCGTTGCCAGTGGTCTATTATTGCGTTTATGTCCTCCTGGGGCTGCATGGGGATTTTATAGAGCGTCAAGCCCTCCGGGGTCATGTAGTAGCCTTGACCGTATCGGGGTAGCAGTTCGCAACCCTTCACGCCTAAAATATTGCGGCTATCCTGGGCGCAACGGGTACGGAGTGCAACCCGGCTATCAAAGTTTACTTTTATAGCTGTGGGAATGATACTTGCAAGGGGGCATTGTGTAGCGGCTATGATATGCACGTTGGCGGCTCGTCCTATCTGGGCTAAACGCTGTATAAGCGGCTGCACGTGCTTTTTATCTGTGGTCATTAAATCGGCTAACTCGTCAATGATAATATACACGGCTCCCCCGGTGTACTTCTTCACCCGTTCCCGTTGCATAGCCCTGTAGCGGGTTTCTGTTATCTCTATGCCCTTTTTCAAGGCTTCCACCATTTCCCCCGGTTCACTGGCGTATTGTATTGTATGGGGTAGCGGTTTATAGTCCACTAATTCAACCCGTTTAGGGTCTATTAAAATAAGCTGTACCTGGGCGGGGCTATCAAATAGGGCTGTATAAATTAGGCCGTTAATTACAACGCTTTTACCGCTGCCCGTTGCCCCTGCTATTAGTAAATGGGGCTGTTTTAACATATCCTTGTAAAGCGTCTGCACGTCCCCGGCTGGCGTTTTATATACTCGTTTCAATGGCTGTACCTCCTCAAATAATAAAGCCCCGGCATAGTGCCGGGGCTGTGTTGCTATCGGTCTAAACCCAGGATAACACGGAACCCGGCTTTGATGTATTGGTAGCAGGCTATCAGGGTTCTATACTCTGGGTGTTTATAATAGCCGTTTTGATATGCCCGTGTTATACGTACCTCCAACCGCTGGAACTCTATAAAATCGCTGTGGGTAGCTGCGCCCGTGTCCACGGCTGCGGAATACTGGCCTAACGTTTGTAAAAGTTCGGTGTATAAACTCATGTTCAAACCCCCATTCTAATACACTCGTCAAGGTGGATTGTGTACCCATGCACCCGGATAAATGCCCGGCCTGCCCTGGTATAGTTCACCTTGACACGGTGGAACCCCTGCAAGCGGAGACTACCCCATGCACCCGATACACAATAAACATAATCATTGATACCGTATTCAATACCCTTGATTTCAAGCCCATGCAGGCCGCTATAATAAGCGGTGCTTTCGTGGGTCTGGCAATACTGTTTTGCTGTCATGGTTTAGCCCTCCTCTACAATTCTACGATACAAGCGAGTTACACGGTTGCAAGCCTGGAATAATGCACGGGCTTGAACATCAAGCCATTCCTCACGGCTGTTAGGTCTGCGCTCCCCGTGGCGGGTCTTTTTCAGTTCGGACGGGTTACACAGTCTTTCGGCTATGTCACCGTCATAAATGAGAGCCGAACCGCCCCAGCTATATTGGTTCCAATCGCTGGCACCGTTCAAGAGCCATTCCCGGCACTGTGTACCCGGCTGCGGGTCATGGCCGTTATAGGCTGCGGCTTCTTCCAACCCTTCCACCAGTTCCAGGGCATAGGCGTTTACCCCTCTACCCCATGCGCTACGGTCTTTCGTGGCGTTTAATTCCTGGGTCATTCTTTCGTAAATGCTCATGGTGTTTACCTCCTGCATAAATAATCATTCTTGAATGGTGAAGCATTGACGGCCAACGCTGGCCGGGTTGCTTCCTATCGTGATTACATTGTATCACGATTACACGATAATGTCAATGACTTTATCGTGTTTACACGATATTTTTTTTGCGGGACGTGTAAACCCTGGGCGGGAGCGTCCCCGGCTGCGCCTGCGGCCTGGGCTGACCCCCTGCGGGGGATTTGACCCCCCCGGCAGGCTGGGGCGGGTGACCCCCGAAAGTTCCGCAAAAATAAAAAAAAGTTTGGTTCATCCAGTAGGGCAAGTAGGGTAAATCTTCATTTTGCATATAATTTTCCTTAGTAGACCCCTCTATAAGAGAAGTTGTAGCAAAAATCGAAAATACCCTACTAACCCTACTCTGAAAAATCCGCAAAATATAAAAAGGCTCTTGACAACTTCTCATAATCGTGTTATAGTGTAAACACGATAACAAGGAGGTAAAGCCTTATGAAAGCCAGTGAAATTGTAAAATCCATCATGGGACAAAAGAAATTGACCCAGGGGGATTTGACTACCATGCTTAATCTGAAAAGCCAATCCGCAGTAAGCGGTTCTCTTAATCGTGATATGAAAACCTCTACCCTTGTGAAGTTCTTGTCCAGCATGGATTGTGAACTGGTAGTTCGTGACAAGACCACTGGTGAGGAACGAACCATCACGGAATAAGGAGGTAGCCTATGCCTGATGTTTTAACATTCCTGTTCATCGTAATGGTGGAACGGATAGGAAAGACTTTGCGGTTCAGCTTCAAAGTCATGTGGGTGTTCATAAAGTTCATGGCATGGCTGACCGTTGTACCCGCTTTAGACATACTCCTGCTGACCTACGCATTGATAGCGTGGATATTCTGCAAGATATTCAAGCGGCGAACACCCAAACTGAAACATACCCCTCGCTGGGTAATATATCCAACCTGGGCGTGATGAGTCACGGCCTGTGTCCAATGGGACTGTCTGTTAGGGGCAGTCCCTGTTTTTATGGAGGTAGACACTATGAATTATCTGAAATTGAAGGACAGCATTGAAAAAGCTATCAATCGCCGTCCTCTTGATATAGCAGCATACAATGACCTGTTTTCTCTGTGCCGGGAGTATGAGGGTGTAGACTTCACCGTGGCGCATGAGTGGAACCGTGGTATGCGTAACCTTGTGGGCTACGGCCTGCGAATGTGCGTGGAAAAGGGGGACTTCCTTCTGGCAGAGCAGTTCAATGACCTGCTGTTCCGTTCCCTGCTGTTTGACGCTCCACATTTCTTTGACGAATACTTACAGGCGGTAGAGTTCGGCAAGCCCCTTGACAAGAAGTTCTATCAGCCCCGCCGTCACTACCTGAAACGGTATGTGGACGCATATCAGGAGATATTGGACGGCAAGCTGGACTTCCTCTCTATCTCCATGCCGAAACGTGCAGGTAAGTCACAGCTTGGTATCAACTTCACCAATATGCTGTCTGGTAAGTACCCTGACCGTTCTACGCTGATGGAGGGTACGGGTGATGACCTTGTGAAGTCCTTTTACCTGGGCTGTCTGGAATACCTGCAAACTCCCAGTGACTATCATTTCTACGATATTTTCCCGGAAAGCAAGCTGGTACAGACCAACGCTGACACGAAAATCCTGAACCTGCTGCACAAGTCCCGTTTCCCCACGGTCATGTGCCGTTCCATTGACGCAAGGCAGGTAGGTCTTTCCGAAGCTACCAATCTGCTTTATCTGGATGACTGTGTGGAAGGTCGAGAGGAAGCGAAAAACAGACAGCGGCTTGACGATAAATGGGAAGTTATCTCTGGTGATATTATTGGCCGTGCCATTGAGGGTACACCTATCGTTATCTGCGGTACACGCTACTCCCTGTATGACCCCATTGGCCGTCTACAGGAGGAAATGCAAAAGCAGGGCAAGCGCATGAAGGTCATTGAAACCCCGGCACTTGACCTGGAAACTGACGAGAGTAACTTTGAGTATGAGCGTGAGGGCAAGAAGGTCTTTACCACAAAGTACTTCCGTGACCAGAGGGAAATGCTTTCCGCAGAGCAGTTTGAAAGTGAGTTCCAGCAGCAGCCGTTTGAAGCAAAGGGTCTGCTGTTCCCCGAAGCCAGTCTGAACCGATACTTTGAACTCCCGGTTGACCGTGACCCTGACAGCATTATTGCGGTCTGCGATACTGCGGATAAGGGTGAGGACTATTGCTCCATGCCGATTGCAGCGGTGTACGGAGATGAAGTCTACATCGTGGACGTGGTGTTTGATGACTCTCCCCCGGAAGTTACGAAGCCCGAATGTGCGAAAGCCATTATGGACAACGCAGTAGTAGCGGCTACCTTTGAGAGTAACAATGCGGGTTCTTACTTTGCCCGTGACGTTTCGCAGTTATTGGAGCAGCACAAGTACAACTGCAATATCCGCACCAAACGAACTATCAGTAATAAGCAGACCCGTATTGAGTTTGCTTCTGATACCATCATCAAGAAGTTCTATTTTAAGCACCCGTCCCTGTACGCAAGGAACAGTCAGTATGCAGAGTTTATGAAACAGGTAATTACCTACACCAGGTCTGGCAAGGTTCCCCATGATGACGCTCCTGACTCTCTGTCCCTGCTTGAAAATGAACTGCGTGGTCTTGTGGGCGCAAAGGTGGAAATCATCAAGCGTCCATTCTAAAAAATTTACAATTCCCTCAATGCTTTAGTTTAAGGCTATCTTGACAAAAGCATTGGAGAGTTGTATAATGACTGTGAGAAAGTATGTCCAAAGGAGGTATGTTACGTGGCTATGGGACTACACGGTAGACGTGTTATTAAGACCGATGTAACCGAAGTGACTATTGACAACGTAGTAACAGTGCTGCGTAAGGCACTTCCCGAACATTGGAAAAACCGTTCCGAAATCAATTATCTGTGGCACTACTACAAGGGCAGACAGCCTATCCTTAACAGGGTGAAGGTTGTTCGGCCAGAGATTGCCAATAAAATTGTCGAAAACCGGGCTGACGAGATTGTTTCCTTCAAGTCCGGGTATCTGATGGGTGAACCGCTGCAATACGTTACCCGTGGTAATGCTGACGGTATCGCAGACGCTATCAATCAGCTTAACGAGTTTGTCTTTGCAGAGGAAAAGCCTGCGAAGGACAAGGAACTGGCTGACTGGTTCCATATCTGCGGAACCTCGTTCCGAATGGTTCTTCCTGACGAAGCTGGGGATGAAGATGACTCCCCGTTTGAGATTTACACACTTGACCCCCGTAATACCTTTGTGGTGTATCACAACGGCCTGGGCAACAAGCCTGTGATGGGTGTTAAGTATGTGACCGATGAAAAGGGTTCTGTCACCTACTCCTGCTATACAAAGACGGAGTACTTTGAAATCGTGGAGAGCAAGCAAAACTTCACGGGTTCTCTGGTGACGAAGCACGAAGGTCATATCCTGGGTGACATTCCCATTGTAGAATATCCGCTGAACATTGGACGCATTGGAGCGTTTGAACAAGTCATGCCCCTTCTGGACGCTATCAACCTGACAGACAGTAACCGTCTGGATGGTGTAGAGCAGTTCATTCAGGCACTTCTCCTGTTTCATAACGTAGACATTTCTTCCGATGATTACGGCAAGCTGCGTGAGGAAGGGGCTATTAAGTTCAAGGACATTGACCCCCAACTGAAAGCGGAAGTGGCCTATCTGACCAATACCCTCAACCAGGGTGAAACCCAGACGCTGGTAGACCATATGTACCAGACGGTATTGACTATCTGTGGTATGCCGAACCGCAACGGCGGTTCCTCCACCAGTGATACCGGGTCTGCGGTCATCATGCGTGACGGTTGGTCTGACGCAGAAGCACGGGCGAAGAATACGGAACTCATGTTCAAGAAGTCCGAAAGGAAGTTCCTGAAACTGGTACTGAATATCTGTAAGACCCTGGCTGGTATGGATTTGAAGGTACATAATGTTGAAATCCGTTTTACTCGCCGTAACTATGAAAATATCCTGCAAAAAGCACAGGTACTTGACCTGATGTTGAAGAATAACAAAATCCATCCCCGTCTTGCTTTTGAACACTGCGGTCTGTTTGTGGACAGTGACCTTGCCTACGCATTGAGTGCGGAGTATGTGGAGGAGCAGGAAAAGAAAGCGCAGGAACTGATGGAGCAGCAAAAGCAGATGAAGGGAGAGAATGACGATGACCCCAACGATAACAAAGGAAATGGTGGAACAGATGGAAACCCTGTTGAAGCACGGGAGCAGAGTGGAACTTCTGATTGAGCAGGGTAAAGTGACCATCGTTGAAATCAGGCGTAAGCTGAAAATGAAAGAGAATGAAAAGGTTTAACCCGGACAAGGGTTCGGGTAGTCCAATGGGACTGTGAGCAGTGCGCTCATAGTCCCTTTTCTTTTTGAGGTAACGATATGGACGAAGTAACTTCCAGTTATCTTACTGCGCTTGATGAACTGAATACCCTGACTTCCACCAGCTACTATAATGCGGCGGGGCAAGACCTGGCCGCACGTGCCAATCAGATTGCAGACGATGTTCTGTCTTTCCTGATTAAAGCCTACACGATGGGGATTGAGGGAGCGTCTACCATGCTTGGGCATGAAGCAGGTGTGAACCTTGACCTCATGGAAGCGGCTATCTTCCTGGTGATTGACGGCAAGACCTATGCTGACCGTGTGGCAGACCATGTTCTGCAAAATGACCTTGGCGGTCTACAGACTCTTGTGGAGTCTGAATTTCACAGAGTCTACAACGCTGCTGTGTTTGACGGCGGTATGGACTACGTAGAAAACGGACTGGCCGGGGTGGACAAGACATGGTTTACCGTGAATGACGCAAAGGTGCGGGAAACGCACAAGTATCTGGAAAGCCAGTCAATTTCCATCGAAGAAGAATTTTTCACCTTTGACGGTGACCACGCTCCGTACCCCGGAAGGTTTACCAAAGCGGAAAACAACTGTGGGTGCAGGTGCATTGTACGATTGACAGTTAGATGACTTACGGGCTTGTCCCGTTTTCATGGTGAGGGAACACCTTAAAACGCACACTCACGAAAAGAGTATAAAACGGAAAAACATAGGGAGTGAACCCTTATAAAACGCAAGGAGGACTTGATATGAGTTATTTGAGTGATTTGCTGGGCAAAGCCTACAAGGAAGGTATGACCGAAGAAGAAATCTCTGCTGCACTGGAAACCATTGGGCAGGGTAATGACGCAGAGTTGAACCGTCTGAAATCTGCGCTGTCTAAGGCCAATTCCGAAGCTGCTGACTACAAGAAGCAGTTAAGAACCAAACAGACGGATGACGAAGCTGCGGCGGCTGCACAGAAAGAGGAGCAGGAAAAGTTGGTGAAGGAAAATGCCGACTTGAAGCGTTCTATCGCACTGTCTGACCGCAAGGCCAAACTTCTGACTATGGGTTATGATGAAGCCCTTGCCACTGAAACCGCTACCGCTATGGTGGACGGTGATATGGACAAGGTTCTGGCGAACCAGACCAAATACCTTGAAGTCCAGAAGAAGAATATCCAGGCTGACGCTATGCGTAAGACCCCTCGTCCTGCGGCGGGTGACGATGGCAACGGCACTATGGATTACGCAAAGAAAATTTCCGAAGCACAGGCAAGCGGTGACATGACCGCTGCTGCATACTATACCCGTCTGCAAGCCCAGGAAGCGGCTGCACAGACGGAAAACTAAAATCTTTAGGAGGTAATTTACAATGGCTGACGTTATTGCAACCAGTTTTGGTGTTTTGAACTACAGCGGTATGCTGTTCAACAAGGGTAATACCCGTACCCCGCTTTCTTCCATCATCGGTAGCAAAGCGAAAACTACTAATCATGTGGAGTTCGTGACCGGGCAGGAATACACTGCTGGCGGTGACGGTTCCCAGCCTGCTATCAGTGAAAACGCTTCTCTGACTGCCCCTGACGCTTCTGTGGTGACCCGCCAGCAGAAAACCAACGTGACCCAGATTTTCATGGAGTCCGTGGGTATCTCTTACGCAAAGCAGAGCAACATGGGTACTCTGTCTGGCGTGAATATCGCCAATCAGCAGGCCAACCCCGTAAACGAACTGGACTTCCAGGTTGCGGCTAAAATTCAGAAGGTCAACCGTGACATTGAGTACACCTTCATCAACGGTGTGTTCAATAAGGCCACTTCTGACGCTGAAATCAACAAGACCCGTGGTCTGGTTCCCGCTATCACTACCAATGTAACCGCTATGGCAAACAAGCCCCTCGGTCTGTGGGATATTGCTGACATGGTAAAGAAGATTTACGGTCAGAACGCTCCTACCGAAGGTCTTTGCCTGTGGTGTGACGCTATCACCATGTTCCAGATTAACGCTGACGCTGTTCAGAATGGTCTGACCGTGGTTCCTGCGTCCCGTGAAATCAACGGTATCGCACTTTCCAGCGTGGTCACTCCTCTCGGCGTGGTTTATCTCTACCTCGGTGAGTGTCTGCCTGCTGGCACTGCGCTTCTCCTGAACCTTGATGTTCTGGCTCCTGTCTATCAGCCTGTTCCCGGTAAGGGCAACTTCTTCCTGGAACCTCTCGCTAAGACTGGTGCTGGTGAGAAGTATCAGCTTTTCGGCCAGATTGGTCTTGACCACGGCCCCGAATGG